TGAAAGATCCACTAGAAGTGAAGTTAGTAATTAAGACTCCACCACCACCAACACCAGTAAGCCCTGAGCCGTCACCTACGAATGCATTAGCATTTACAGTGCCAGAGAAATGAGCGTCTTTGAAGCGTCCACCTGAATAGCCAAGGTCAGTAGAATTGTCCAGAACAGCATTGGTATTCATGTTCCAAGGACTAATTCTATTACCAATATTGTCAAACAATATACCTGAATCTGATTTTCCAATAGTCAAGCATCTATCTGTAGAAGGTACTGACCCAACACCAATACTACCTACGGCTGTGCCGTCTTTTTCAAAGTTTACAAGACTGCCATCACTGGTAAGCCTATTTACTGTGACTGGGTTTCCTCCATCTCTTGTATGACCTACATATCCTGAAGACAGTATAGAGTGTCCAGCAATACTAAAAGAAGAGCTAGTCTTACCCACCAACAGGTTGCCAGATGAGTCAATGCGCATCTTTTCTGACAAATTATTAGTTTGGAAAATCATATTGTCAGAAGAGTCGTAACGAATGCGTCCTCTACTTTGATCCGAAACATCGCCAAAAATAATATCGCATGATTGACCATCGTCAGATTGTATATACAAACTAGGCGTGTCAGCTTTTATATGTAACTCACCTTGGGGACTCGTAGTACCAATACCAACATTGCCTGATGCGTCAATGCGCATGGCTTCGGTAGCGCCGTTTTGAGGGCCAGTGCCAAATCTTAGCCCCGAACTTCCACCATTGCTTTGTGCGTATGCTTTAACATACACGGTTTCGCCCGCCGTATTTGAGGCGTCATTATTAATCCACGAAAGCCCGCCAAGAGGTTGATCCGCTACTAGCGTGGTGTCGGTATTGTTAAAGTAAAAATAACGCGAACCAGACGGATCGGAACTTGTTCCGGAGTATTTAATTTGAATGTTGCCGTCTGTTTCAATACGCTCATCAGGACTCGTAGTACCAATACCCAAAGACTCAGCAGAAGCATCCCAGAAGAACTTTGGAGTCGTGCCAGTGTCTTCGTAGAAAGAGATGTCGCCGTTAATATCAAACAAAGCAACAGCATCATTGTTGTGTGTTATTTTGACGCCTTCGCCTGTAGCATTACCTCTGGAATCTATAGAAAATCCAAAGTTAGTACCACTACGAATACGGCTAGCAGAACCTGTAAATAATAAAGTTCCATCAATAGTAGTGTTACCATCAACAGTCAGCCCATCCATTGTGGCTGTGCCGTTAATGTCCAAGCCATCAGCCGTGACTGTGCCTGTGAAGGTTGGGGAGTTAGGGCTAATAGCTGTGTCTTGCCAAGCAGAACCGTTGTAGACACGCATGACATTACTAGTGGTGTTGAAGTACAAAGCACCAGTTAATAAAGCATTGCCGTCATTGTCTACGGTAGGATTAGAAGATTTATCGCCTAAGTAGCGGTCATCAAAGTCATCGTAGGTAGACGCTGCTGCTGCGGCAGAGCTTGCTGAAGCACTGGCACTAGAGGCAGACGCTGTAGCTGAGGTAGAAGCATTAGAAGCTGATGTCGCTGCATTAGACTCAGAGGTTGACGCAGCAGCAGCAGAGGCAGCAGCACTCGTAGCAGAACCTAAGATAGAGTCTGTGTAGGCTTTGGTCGCTGCGTCTTGAGCTAATGTAGGATCGCCCATTCCTGTGATCTTGTTAGTACCCATTGCAATAGCACCGGACATCGTACCACCCGCAAGTGGGAGTCCTGTGGTGTCTGCTGCGTCAACGTAGGCTTTAGTCGCTACGTCTTGCGCGAGGGTAGGATCAGCAACACTAACAATCTTATTAGCACCTAACGACAGTTGACCTGTCATTGTTCCACCCGCTAACGGTAGCTTGCCCGCGAGGGAGTTAGTAACTGTGGTGTGGAAAGCAGCGTCATCGTTCAGTGCAGCAGCTAGCTCGTTCAGAGTGTCTAGTGCAGCAGGTGCGCCGTCAATGACAGCCGCGATAGAAGTGTCAACATAAGTCTTAGTCGCAGCGTCAGAACCCGCAACAGGCTCGGCTACGTCAGTAAGGCGTGTGTTTGTAAAGTCTACTGTACCGTTAACGACTAGGTTGTTAACTGTAGACGTACCGCTAGAGGCTGTGACATTGCCTGTCAGATCGCCTGTAACATTACCAGTTACATTGCCAGTGACGTTACCTGTGAGGTTGCCTACTACATTGCCCGTCAGACCGCCTACAAAGCCCGTAGTGGCCGTTACTGTCGTACCCCTTACAGTTGATGCGGTTGTAGCACCAATGGGCGTAGAGTTGATTGAGCCGCCTGTAATGACTGCGTTGTTAGACGCGAATGTACCGTTGGCTGTTAACGTGCCTGTAACGGTAGCTGTGCCAGTGGTGACAGTAGAGGGGTTTGTACCCAACTCTACAATTTCTGTAGACGCATTCTCTGTGAAGAGTCTCTTGTCAGTTACATTGACCGCGAGTTCGCCCTGAACCAAGTCACTCGTAGTTGGTACGGCTGCTGCGGTAGAGCTGTTCTTGGTTACTATCGTTGCCATGTTAAATTCCTGTAGTTACCACTTGGTCTTATGCGACCAGTATCGTGCAGATAGTTTGGATGGGCTTGAGTCTTGAGCGTTATGCCTAGCGTAGTATGATTTCTTTCGCGCTTTGTCTTTGGCAGTCTTGGGATTACTCCCTGCGCCCGTCACACCCTGCTGCCCAAATCGGACAGTCTTGATTTGATCACCGACTTTAGCCAATACAACATGGCTTTTGGTGGGATGGTTAGGAGTCTTTTTGGGCTTATTATACCCACTTAATCCGAGCTTGGTTAATTTTGGGTCTTTATTACGCATAAGATAAGGGGGCAGGTTTCCCCACCCCCATCTCCATTAGCCGTTAACAGCCATGATGAAACCGCTGTCAGGACGGTAAGTCTTGACACCGTACAGAGTATCAGCAGTATACAGTGTTCCGAGGAACTCCTGCTTGTACTGAGTCTGTGAACGTACTGACATTTGCTCTGCCAAGATCATGGTGTCTTGGTGAATGAGCATAGCTGCCTTAATTTCACCGCCTGCTGTGTTGTTCGCAGCAGTTTCAGTGACAGGGCAGTTAGAAGTAACGTATACGTCAATGCCGTATAGGCTACCGATCTTACCGTTCTGTACAGTCTGACCACCAACGAAGTCAGAAGACACATAACGCTCAACGCCCATGATGGCGTTACGCAGTGACGGAGGAATAACAAACGCACGGTTATCCATAGGGACATCGGCGTCATCCTGCTTCTGAATCAAAGCGCGGAAACAAGCATCAGTAAATACGTCAGCAGTAGTAACCGTGTCATCAGCGTAAGCAGTCAGACCAGTTGATGCGTCACAGTAGAACGCAGCAGAGTTAGTCCAAGCAGAACCATCGCCATCACCTAGTGACTTACCTAGTGCGAAGAGGTCTGTGTCTACCTGACGGGACAGAGCATAACCCGCATCAGATGTGTAGAAGTTACGGAGTGAAGCAAGAGCTTGAGTCTCTGTAATATCTTCGATGATGCGTGAGTATTCGTAGTGCTTGTCTACAGCGACTTGCACTTCGCTTTCTGTGTTGCTCTGAATAGTAACAGCGGTTGCTGATGCTTTAACGTGAGCGTCACCACGGATAGGAGCAGGAATATGGATGATGTCACCCTTCTTGCCTGTCATACCCATTTTCTTGACTAGGTTCGCGAGGATGAGGTTCTTCTCATACGCAGCGCGAATCTCGTCACTCCAAATTTCAGGAATAAATGTAGCAGCAGTAGTGTTAGTTACTGCGCCGCCCATATTAGGATAAGTAGAAGTAGTCATAATAATCTCTCAAAGGTTAGCTTTTTACGCGACCTTCCTGATACGCCCTCATGATTTCATCAGACATCGATTGATAGCGTTGCGGGTTGGTTCGCATTAGTTCAATAATGTCGCTTCGTCTATAAATTTTTCTGCTTGGGGCTTCTGAACTTCCATTAGCACCACCCGTTGAAGCTGCGTTCAAAGTTTGTTTACGCTCTTTGCGCTCAACACTTACGGCTTGTTGCGCAACGTCTTGAGTTGATTTCCAAGAAGAAAACAATTCATCTGCTGCGTCATAGTCGTACTTGTTGTTTGCTCGTTCGTATAACTCTGCACGGATCTTGCTGCCGACTACCCACTGTTGAAAGTTGGCGTCCCTAGCAATCTCTTTCATGTCAGGATGCTTCTGCTCTAAAGCCGAGAGCGTCTGACTTTGTTTCATTTGATTGCCCAATTGCTCCAACTGTTTAATGGTTGGATGGTTTGCAATTTTGCTATCAACAGCTTTGTCGGGTTCAGCAAAGAAATCTATCTCTTCAGCCTGTTCCGGTTCGTTGACTTTGGTCTGATTAAGAATGAAATCGTCTACAACTTTCCTTAGCTGACCTACTTCCTGTCCTTGCTGACCGATGCGGGACTCTGCCTCTTGGTGCATCTTGATCAACTCAGCAGGAGTTTTCCCCCTGTAATGCTCGGGAGTGTCATCTACGGCTACCTCGTCAGTATTTTCCGAGACCGCTTCCTGTTGTATTTCTTCATCTACCTCGTTCGTCACTTCGTCAATAAGTTGTGCCACTATTAAACTCCTATGGAGACAAGACCAATTCTAAGCTACCCCGAAGGACTTATGATTCGGCTACCTTGCGTTCGTGTTTAATCTTCGCCTGTCTATCTTTAGCCCATTTCATAGTAGCTCCCGGATAAGAACCGGAGATGGGGTCGAGTACCGACTTAACAGGTGAGATCATCTTACTACTAGAACCACCGCACTCAGGACAGTCACGCCTATAACCTTCGGTTACCTTATCGCGATTAACCATTGCCTCATGGACATGGCCTTGTTCGCATTGGAAATCAAAGATTATCAACATCACTGCTATCCTCTTGTACATGGTTCATTGCAGATTCTAGATTGAGTATGTCAGCCAGTACACTGAGCTGACCTTTACGAAAGAACAAATCATTTACGTCCTTCGTATACTCTACGGAATTAATCTGAAGAGCGTTGGCACGAAGCTCTTCTATAAAATCCTTCCAACCCTGCGTTAAAAACATATCCGCACGGTCGTCATAATATTGTTCTGTTTCTTTATCCATTCTTCTTAGCCTTCGGCTTTGCTTGCACGAAGCTCTTGACTTCGTGAAGAAGGATTTCGTTTTGCTTTTCTAAAGACTGAATCCGTTTGTCCATCCGATCTAGGACTACGTTTACCTGTGTAACTACGTCCTCAAGTTCTCGTTTGGTAATCATTGCGGCATAGCCTTAACTGTATCAAGGTTCAGTCTCTTCTCTTTCAGCGCAGCGTCAGCAACTTTGAGTCGGCGTTCAAACTCTTTGTCGTCCGCATCACCTGCCGCGAGGTTAGATGTCACAGCTTTAATCTGATCGATCTCTAGCTCTACCGGAATCGCTTTAGTCTCTGCTGCGATCTTGGCAGCTCGTGCTTGAGACTCAGCTCCTTGCCCATTTAGTGCGTTAGTCTGCGACTGTTGGAACTCCATCTGTGCTTGCTGCATAGCTTGTTGTGCTTGCTGCTGCTCAGGTGAAGGCTGTCCTGCTTCTTGTAGAGTCTGTATTAACTGCTCGCGGTTACTGAGGTTCATGTTGTCTATGATAGATTGAATCAACGCAGGATAAAGCGGAGACTCAGGAGACATGGTCTGTAGAAGCTGAACCAACTGTGTAACCTCGTATTCTCTCGCGATAATGCCAAGAGAGGAGGTAACCTCAAATTTATAATCCGATACCGGATATAGCTCAGGCTCAAACTGCATGTATCTGTGTGCAGCCTTGGTAACGAATGGTATCAAAAATGACTCTTGGAAGTTAATCAGTGTTCTCTTGTGGCGTTTAATCACCGCACCAAGGGACATTGAGATTCCCGCTGCCGTAGCTTCGCCGTTAATTGATCCACCAACACCAACGGAGTCTATTGCGCCTGTGGCAGTCTGCACCATTCGCTGTAGTTCACCTGCTTGCGCAAAGGTAATCTGAGAAACCTGACCAAAGTTAAATGGCTGTAAGACTTCAGCAGGATTACCATTGGTTAGAATAATTTTACCCGGTCTTACTTCAGGCTTTGCCCCGCGAGGTAGACGAGTTGCGTCCATAGCCATCATTGGGTGGACTGTTAAAGCCAGTGCATCGATCCTAGCTCTTAATTCTGCATCCAATGCCTTCTGTGAATTGTAACCCTTCTCACATACGCCACGACCCCAGAACCTAGAGGGTACGATGTCCCAAGGAAACGCCACAACAGGGCGGTCTTGCATCATGTACGGGTTCTTCTCCGCTTTCAGCAGAGTACCACCGTTAGCTATTACGACAATCGCCTCAACATAGAAGTCAGTCTCTTCTTCGGCGTCTGTAAGCTGTTCAACCTCTTCGTATTCATCGTCATTCTCAAGTAAATAGCGGGGAACAAGTCCGTAATACTTTGTCAAACGAGTCTTATCGGTAGGCTGCGTGGTAAGTTCGTGGTCAGGATCTAAGTCTGTGTCAGGATACGCGAAGTTGAAGGGTACATTCTTGTAGACACCCTTCTCTTGTAGCTGTTCTATGGCGTGTGGTGAGACGAATTCATCAATCACTACACCCAATGCGCTGTCTACATCCACAGCAACAGGGTCAATTAAGAAGTTTTGAGGTAAAACAGGTCGTAATTTAACAACTGTGCGGTCTGAGATGTTCACACCTACCGCTTGTAGCTGCCCATCCATGATAGGTTGGGTGGCAGGTTTCATCTCTTTGATTTCTTCTAGGACAATCTCTGCTATACCTGTGCCAAAAACGGCTGCGTTGATTAAACACTCAGCCACACCCTTGCGAATCTTGTTAGCTTTAAAATCTTCCAAGAGCTTTTCGCGAAGGTAGACTACGTCTTGGCTCTCTTGGTCAGAGATGTCGTCCTTCATATCAAAGAACCTACCACGACCAAACGTAGCTTCTTCAATCTCTGCGACTGATGACTCTACGGCTTGTTGAAGGGCAGGGGATATGATCTGTGATCGTTCGGAATCGCGGTTACGGTCTTCGCTAGAGTAGATGCCACGCCAGAGACGGTAGTATTCATCAAACTTTGCTTCGTAATTAGTCTCGTAATGGTCTCGCCAATCGCGGCACTTCTCCATTACCCATGACTCAAGAGTCTCTTCTATGCCAAACTGATCTTCGTTGGATTCGAGCATCTTAATATCCCGCTACTGAGTCGATTACGTCAAACTCATCTATTTCAAAGTCGTATGAGTAAGACACCTTAGCCAATTGATCTATATAGGCTAAAGCGTCTACCATGTCATCGTGGGTTAGGGCGTCAGGGAATTGGAAGATTTCATCCATGAATTGGATGTTCCACTCACCTTTGTTGAGGTTGCAGATTCCGTTCTCGAATCTACCCTGTAACGCCCACATTACCCTGTCAGTTTTCTTTTTGTTCCCGTGAGTAAGTTCCTCAACGCGAAAGAAGTTCTGGTACTTTTTCATCAGGTCAGTCAGTGGCGACATCACAGCCTGTCGGGCAATTCCTTTCTCAATGCCGACTGATATGGGCTGATAATCTCTAACTATCTGGAATATCTTCTCCGCAGTGGCGTTTAATTCCCACCTACCACAGATAATGTCCTTGACCCACCATCCATATTCGCCCACTTTTACCACGGCGATAGCGGTATTGTCAAGCTTTTTGTTTTTAGATTTGGCTTTTCCTACTTCTTCAAAGCCCGCGAGGTCAATGGCAACGTAGTAATCGCCTGTATCAGGCTCTTCGTCATCGAACCTAACCCACTCTTCTTTAAACATCTCAGAGCCGCGCGCTTCAAAAGACGCCATGAACTCTTGACGAAACGCGAAGGAAGACATGGATTTCTTGGCTGCATCAATCTCTTCTTTGTCTAGTAAGTCGTTGTCGTAGCTTGTGTAGTGCCATGCTTTATAGGTGGGGTCTTCGCCTAAACTGGCTTGCTTGTAGAGTTCATAGAAATGATTTCTACCCATTGGTGTCCCGATAAATAAGGCATCGCCTTTCAAGTCTGTCAACGCAGGTCTTAAGATTAGCTCCCATACATCGGGCTTCATGTCCGCGTATTCATCCAAGACAAGAAACTTGAGACTTACGCCACGCATTGTCTCAGGTCTATCAGCGCCCTTCAAGCTGATAGTTGTCCCATTGATCAATCGAACCTGCATGTTGTTGACATGCGAGTTCTCTATCACGGGTTGACCTATCTCCAAGAGGAGATTCCACATAATATCCCGTGCTTGGCCTTGTGTGGGGGCTACATAGAAGACCTGACCCTTGTCTGACCTTAAAGCGTTGACTATCAAAAGGTAAGCCGCAAGACGAGACTTGCCCGTCCTGCGACCCGCAGCAACTACTTTGAAACGCGTAGGGTCGTTCCAAACTTCTTTCTGCCACTCAAGGAGACTTATGTCTAGGTTCATCTGCTTCTCGCAGTTTTGGTAGCAATCTTCTTGGGTTGTTTCGAAAACTGCTTACCCTTGGCGGTGTCAGCTTGTTTCTTACGCGAGGTAGCGGCGTATTCCTTAGATGACAGAGAGTCTCTAGCCTTCTTTGGAAGATACCTTTCCCCAGTGGCTTTCTTGCCCTGAGTGGATGGCTTGCCAGACTTAGTACCCCAGTCTTCCTTACCCCACTTGGATAAAGATTTCTGACCACTGGTCTTGCCACCTGAGTACCCGCCGCCCTTGGACTTGTACTCTTGCGCTACAAGTTGGGCTTTGCGAGCTGACCATTGACCTGCTTTGCCGCCCTTCGTTCCCGCCATCACTTTCTTTTTGATGCCTTCGCGAAGGGACGGTTTAGTGTAGGCCACTACTTCTTCCGAGTAGCACGAATAGTACGGGCAGGGGCTTTGGTTGCCATCTTCTTCTTGGCTTTCTTAGCTGCTGTCATTCCCGCAGGGGTGTAGGGGTATTTCTTTCCGTTTACATTAGGCATCGTATTCTCCGGTTCGTATCATATTGGTAATGGTTATAGCTCGTTGACCCACTTGGTCTGCCCAATTAGAGTCTAGGAACTCTACTGCTGCTTCCTCGTAATCACCATCTTCCATAGCATTTAAAGCCTTTTCAAATCCGCGAAGACGGCTTATACCAAGGTTGAAGCACATATCCATCATAGCGTCTTGCCTGACGGTGTCTAGGTATGCAAACCAATCAAAGGCTTTTAACAGCTCTTTCTCGCATCTTCGGATGTCGTTCTGTAGTAGGTAGTATACCTCATCTTCCGATAGTCCCATTGAGTCAAGGTTACGCCCTACCCCAATCGTTAAATCGCCTGCCGTGCATTCGTAAGGCTTGAGTCTCATCGCTTCGTGCTTGATGAGCAGGTCTTCAATCCTCATGGAACTCTCCCTCTATCACTTCGGGTTCTACGATCGTATCCGTGACCCCTGAGATGGTTATATTGACCGTAGGCTTACCACCTAGTTTGTCTTTGTCAAACGAGCTAATGGGTAATATACGATCTACTATCAACTTCCACGCAGCAGATTGGTTCTTGTGGTCGTCATCTTGAGCTGCTCGGAAGATAGACTCTATCACAGCATTGGTATCCCTTCTCGCGAGGAATCGCTGCTTCATTTCTGCCATAGCCGAGTGGTCGCCTTTGGGTCGGCCTATCTTGCGATTCTTAGGCACAGCAACTTCAGACTTCCTTGGTCGTCCACGCTTACGCTTGGGCGGATCTACTTTCTCAATAGTGTCAGACATTACAACATCGTAACCTTTGGCTTTTTTTAATATGGCGAATTAAACCACGATTTAATCTAATTGGCTAATATTTAACCAACATCGCTAATAGCAAGGGCTTGAGGGGAGTTGTTATTGCGGACTTTTGCTAATTTGGCCTCACGCAAAATTGGGTTGGTACTATACATATTTGTATGGCCGCTCCGCCTCCCCCCGTCCCGATTGAGAACCCCGCTTGTTTCTGCCGGTGCCGGCATGCCTAGCGCTTAGCGTGCGCGTTGGTGGCAGCGTGCGCATATAGTAGACGCCCACCACGGTGGAAAGTGGGTATGGAGTTTGCACCCAATAGCCACCCCCCATCCCATAAAACCATAACCACCAATCACCACCCAATCACCGCCCATCGGTAAATTTAATCTCGATTCGCCGTTACGATGTTGTAATCCCTAACACCTAAGTAATTGAATTTGCAGGCATTCAAAATTGATACAAAATAATACTTGAGTTTTTAGGGCATGGTGTAGATATTTACACCCAACACCGCAGCGCAATGGGTGCAGCGGAATAGCCAAGGGGCAACACACGATGAACTTACTTAATCCAATCAAATGCTTTCTAGTGTTAATCGCGGACTGCAAGGACGCAGGGGTTTCGCCAAAAGCGTGCGCGAATCTGCTGATTAATAACATGGGCGACACGCCTTTAACCGACACGCTTGCTCATTGCATGATCGCTGAGGGCGATTTGCATAATGGATACAATCCCGATTACGGGCGCTACTGTAAGCGAGTGTCGAAGCAGGTATACGATCGTTTTCAAAAATCCGTGCGCTCTTAAGGGCGCACCACACAAGGAGAAGCAAGTATGTATTACATCTCACACGCAAAAAACGGTTTCGCATTGTCGTCTGTTAAAAAGCGACTATCTGATTTTAATGGAACGGAAGGAACGGAAGGCGCGAAATATCACGTTAGGCAGCGAGCTAGGCTAATCGATTGCACGGATGATAAGGGCATTGCACGGATTCCGGTTTATATATACCGCGATGGCAAGCTTAAGCGATGCCCTCAAAAGACAATCACGCCGGTCGATTTGAGCGAGTATTAATCAATCAAGCCCCTAGCGATAGGGGCATCACCTACAAGGGGGATAACCATGTTAGCGACAGAATTTTACGATTGGGCATACGGTAATCAGCGCGATTTTAAATGGGAAGCGCACGAAAGCATTGTGCGTGATTTTTGCGCGACCGCTACGGTCGAAACGGTGATGCGTCAATTTTCGACAGCGGGTGAAATTTACGATGAAATAACGGTCGTTAACTTTCCCGATGGATCGATAGCGCGATTTAATTATAAAGGCGAGGGCGAATAACATGGCAAAACCAAAAGGCTTTATTTTATACGAGGGCGCAAGCGTATTAGACGGCGCGCCAATTGTAGTAATCGCGACGATGGCGACCAATAACCCGAAAACCGGCGCAATGGTTCAAACGTGGATTATTCGCAGCGATATAAACCCAATCGAAGCAAGTAAACAGGCGCTCGATTCTAGCGTTTGCGGTAACTGCCCCTTGCGTCATAGCCTAGGCGGCGCATGCTACGTAAACATCGGACAAGCCCCCCTAGCGATTTATCGGGCGTATGAGCGCGGAAACTATACGCCATTCGATGCGAGCGAGCACGGGCACTTGATCGCCTCGCGCAAGGTTCGCCTTGGCGCTTATGGTGATCCGGCCGCAGTACCCTTCGAGGTAATGGATTCATTCGCGAAGCTTAGTCGCGGGCATACGGGATATACCCACCAATTTAACCACAAGAATTTCGACCGCCGATATCTCGATCTATGCATGGTATCAGCCGACACCTTGAACGGCGCCAAGAAAGCGCACCTACTAAGCGCGCGCACTTTCCGCGTCATAGCTAGCGACGCGCCGGCGCCCACTAGTGAAGTGGAATGCCTCTCAGATAGCGAGGGCTTATCGTGTATCGAGTGCGGGTTATGCGATGGCAAGCGCGAGGCACCTAGTATATTTATACGCGCGCACGGTTCGCGTGCGGGTCGATTCTTAAACAATAAGAGGGCGTAACAATGGATATAAACACTAAGCCGGACAACATACTAGCGGCGCTTACATACGCGCTCACCTTAGCGATCGATGCGCCTACCGACGCGCAAGCGGACAAAGCGATCGAGCTAGCGGAATCATTCGCAGCTAGTGCAATAGCGCGAGGGTTTACCGATCACGATATCGAACTATGCAAAAAGGCGGCGACCTGCGCCGTCGAATACTTCAACCAATAAAGGGGCGTAAACATGGGAAACGTAACAGAAACGCAAGCTGAATTCTTGGCGTATATCCGCGAGATTTTACTACCGGATCTAATCGAGGCCGGTTATAGCGGAACGTCGAACGATATCAAAAGACTTTTACAGATTGCGGAGCGTGCACAATGATTCGGAATAGCCGACGATCGATCGAACAAGAAAATAATTTGCTTAAGGGTTTATTAGTGGCGTGCGGGCTGATAGGATCCTACACCCTTGGCGTTTTGTTTGAGCCTAGCATGCTCGAGAGCGACCAACGCGAGGCGAATTTGTACGCAGAAATGGTATGCCTAGGGCGCGAGAGCATAGCCGAAACGGGCACGATGCAAGTAGGGTGGCCGAACTATAAGGGGCTCACGGTTGAGTGCGATCCTAGATAGGACTGCGACGACCCTAGATAGGATTAGTACAGGCAAAAAAAAGCCCCTGTTTAAAGGGGCTCAATCAAGGGGTAACACGTCACAACAAAACCAAAAAGCATAGCTTGGTTATGTCGCCAAGGATTTGACGACCAAGAAACTATAACAGCAACGAAATCAAAGGGCAACGTATGGCAGATTATGAATTGATTCTCTCACGGCTCGAGGGCGTAAGGCGAACCGGTGACAAGGCATTAGCCTTTTGTCCGGCGCATTCTGATATGAGCCAATCACTTAGCATTAAACAAGTCGCGGACAAGGGAGGCGGCGGCACTCGTGTTCTAATTAATTGTTTCGCGGGATGCGGCGCGCTTGAAATCCTAGACGCCATCGCGCTCGATTGGGGCGCGGTAATGCCCGAGGCCGGTGAGTATAGGCAAGTATTCTATAAGTCGAAGAGCGAGAAGGTTGAGAGCGCGGAGGCATTGCTCGAGCTCGTGCCTCATTGGGTCAAAGCCGGTCGCAAGTTTAGCCCAAAAGACAAGGCCGACATTATCGAGGCGAAGCTTCTAGTATTGAGGGCGAAATCATGAGCGGTGGTTGGATAAGGATGCAGCGAGGCATCGTTGATCATTGGGTTTTCAGCGAGGCGGACGCCCTAAAATTGTGGGTTTACCTGCTTATGTCGGCAAACTATGAGGATAAAAGCCGCATGTTTAACGGCCGTCTCACACAGGTAAAGCGAGGCCAATTGATCTACGGCCGGCACGCGGTATCCCAACGGCTCGGCATCTCAGAAGCGAAACTGCGGCGGTACATGAAACAGTTCATCAAAGACGAGATGATCAGCCAACAGATCACGAATAAATATTCAGTAATATCAATCACTTGCTATGAGAAGTACCAAGACGCTAGCCAACAAACAGCCAACAAACAGCCAACAAAGCGCCAACAAACGACCACACCTAAACAAGTAACAATAAACAATAAACAACATATACCGCCAAGTGTGGGTGAGGTTGAGGCTTATTGTGAGTCGCGAGGTAATGGGATCAAGGCCGAAGCGTTCGTTGATTACTATGAGGCTCGAGGTTGGATGATCGGCAAGAACAAAATGAAGTCGTGGCAGTCCGCGGTTAGAACGTGGGAGAACCGGCGCAAAGAACAAGAGCCTAAGAATACTAAAACGTGGGAGTTAGAACGATGATTGAGATACCCAAGGGGATTGATTGGAAAGATTATATAGAATTGTGCGGCGCCCTCGAGGCTAGTGATGTTCACTCTACATCCTATTGGCGCGAGTCGCTTATCGAGCTAAGCAAAGGCGAGAGAATATGGGGCGACACCCTGCCTTGGCAGAAATGCAATGATTTTCGCCTGAGACCTAGCGAGATTACGCTATGGTGTTCGATGAATGGGCATCGCAAGTCTATGATTTTAGGGCAGATTATGCTGCACATTAGTCTGCACTCGCGAGTAGCTATCTGCTCTCTCGAGATGACGCCCGAGCAAACACTGCTACGCATGGCAAGGCAAGCAGCCGGTGCCGCGGTGGGGGAGGTGAGCGAAGAATTCATTCACAGGTTCGTCGATTATGGTGACGACCGGATACTGATCTTCGACGCCCTAGACACAGTCGAACCATCACGCGTCCTAGGCTTCACACACTACGCTGCTAAGGAGTTAGGGTGCAAACACATAGTAATAGATAGCCTTACCAAAGTGGGGCTTAAACAGGACGACGTGAACGCTGAGAAGGACTTCATGAATAGACTGCAACACGCAGCCAAAACTTTAAACGTGCACATCCATCTCGTGTGCCACGTTCGCAAGCCGCAGTCGGGTGATGAGTCGTGGATCCCTAGCAAGTTCGACGTTCGCGGCAGTAGTTCTATCGTGGATCTATCCGATAATCTCGTGATCGTGTGGAAAAACAAGAAGCGCGAGACGTTAAAAGAGATAGCTAAGTCGGTCGAGCTCGATGAAAAACAGCGTGAATATTTAGAAAAAAGTTTCGATCAGAAGCTGATTGTGGAGAAACAAAGGCACGGAACTTACGAAGGCGCATTCAATTTTTACTTTCACGACAACAGCTTACAGCTAGTTAGCACCGAGGGTAAGCCGTACAAATTTAATTTTGCAGAAAGGCTTGACATCGCATAGCCACTTCACCGAGAATGTAATCACTCACACAGGTGAGCAATAACAACCAAAGGGGAAACACCATGAAAACAATTAAAGACTTTCTAACATCAGAGCACGCGATCACTCATTACCTAGACGAGAACTTTGTTGATTGGGATCTCGTGTCACTCGAAGACAAAGACATGCTAATCGATTGGGCGCTCACCGGAGCCGATGCAGGTGAGCGATGGGATGAGATCACTACTAATCACGGTGACTCATCTGAACTAGGCGCACTGCTTGTCGCACTCTCTCGCAACGATCTAAACGCAGCGACCGAACTCGCGCAATACACTCGCATGATGGCACTCAGCTACGTCATGGAGCTGTGCGACAGGCAGGAGCAAGCCGAGTTAATCGAAGAGGCGCTGTCAGATTACAACCGACAGTACGCCACCAACGAGCAGGTGATACACCGCATCCGCGAAGACATGCTAGCACTCGAACACTTGCGATAAGGGGGTGAGTAATGAGCAAGATCAAGATAGAGAAAAACATACCGATCCCACGCAAAAATACAAACTTGCAATTGGATCTATTGAACAAGACGCTTGACCGTATGAAGGTTGGCGAATCTTTTGTGGTCACAGGTAATACAGCGCGCGCACAAGTGGTTAACCGAATGCGTAACCGGAATATTCCATTCGTAAGTAGATGCATTAATAAACCTATTACTTATCAGCCGTCTACTTATGAGTATAGGATTTGGAAAACCAACAAACAGTAATAAGGGGAACTAAAATGAAACAGTCCGATACAATAGAAAACCTAGCCGCCGCGATGGCGGCAGCACAATCAGAGATGGGTGCCGCGATCAAGGGGTCGTCAAACCCATTCTTCAAATCTAAGTACGCTGACCTAGGGTCTGTCATCGAGGCCGTCAAAGCCCCGTTCGCAGCACATGGCCTGAGTTATGTTCAGTTCCCCGTCAGCGGAGAGAACTCGGTCGGCGTGACTACCCGACTCATGCACTCATCGGGTGAGTGGCTCGAGCAATCATTCTTCATACCGCTAGGAAAGATGGATGCTCAAGCGGCAGGGTCTGCTATCACCTACGCGAGACGCTATGCCCTACAGTCTATCGCCGGCATACCTGCCGAGGATGATGATGGGAATGCAGCTACGCAGTCAGCGCCACAGGTTGTCACCGCAGCACAGGCCAAGACTATCTCCGCACTCATCACGAAGACAGGCAGTGACCTGCCAAAATTCTGCGAGGTGTTCAAGTGTGAATCTATTGCAGCCCTGCCCGCCCCTCAGTTTGCCCGTGCAAAGGCTATGCTCGAGAGCAAGCTATGAGCAAGTCGTTGCCTAGCGGGCGCCCGTGTGATGGGTGTGGAGCTAAGATCAGGCGTAGTCAAATGATGTGCGCGAAGTGCATCGAGTACTACGCCAACATGCAAAAGCTATGGAGGCAGTCATGCGCAAAATAGATTGCGAGCAGGGATCTGAAGAGTGGTTGAAACATAGGCTAGCGACGCCTTCGGCCTCGATGTTCGCCAAGATAGTAACGACAAAGGGGGCGTGGTCTACGCAAGCTGACGGCTACATCAATCAGCTAATCGCCGAGGATCTCACGGGTGAGCCGACTCCCTTCTATCAGAACGAGCACATGGCTCGCGGGACTGAGCTCGAGCCCGAGGCGAGAAGCGCTTATGAGTTTATGAATGATGTCGTGGTTGAGCAGGTTGGATTCTGCTTACACGATACGATGCGGGCAGGTTGTTCGCCCGATGGATTGGTAGGGGATGAGGGTGGTCTAGAGATCAAATGCCCTAGCGGAGCGGTACATGTATCGTACCTTCGCGATGGCAAGCTCCCATCTAAGTACTATCAGCAGGTCATGGGTTGTCTTTGGATAACCGGCAGGAAGTGGTGGGATTTTATGTCCTATCACCCCGACATGAAACCTTTGATCGTTCGCGTTGAACGTGACGAGGAGTACATCACAGCACTCGAGGCTCATGTCTCGAAAGCCGTTGATTTAATTGCAGTTAACGTAGATAAATTTTTCACTAAGGAGAAAAACAAATGACAGACTTTGACGATACTAACCGTGGCGTGCTATTCAAGAATGACCGTAAGGAAAAGGAAACTCACTCGGACTACAACGGTTCAATCAACGTGGGCGGCACTGACTTTTGGCTGAACGCATGGCTGAAAGAATCTAAGTCAGGCACTAAGTTCTTTAGCCTTTCAGTCAAAGAGAAGGAAGGCGGATCAACACGAGCGTCTACCCCATCTGCGCCGGCGGCTCCAATATCTTTGGATGACGTACCGTTTTAATCCTGTGTGGCACAAGTACTTCTGCCACACGCGATGGTCGGGGGTGAAAACCCCCCATCATTTCGGACAGATTTTACAAAAACGTGTCCGTGACACAGTAAGGAAATTATGAATGAGCATTCACATAGGAAATTGTTTAAGGGTTGCCCACACTAAGACGGGATTTCTGTACAAAGACATCGCCGCAGCTATCTGGTGGGATAGATCGAACTACTCACACCTGCTCGCGCAAAAGAACATGCAAGCCGACACGTTTATCAAGGCGTGTAACGCGCTAGGGTTATCGCTCGATGAGGTTGTTCGTTTTGGAGATGAAGATG